GACCTGCAACTGCAATTACTTTAATTGTAGTACCAGGAAGTACGAATTCGCTATCAGCTTTAACATCAATTTGGTAATTGAAAGAACCGCTATTTTTAAGAGCAACAGTATAAGTGCGGAATAAATCTTGACCACAGAAGATAGTCATATCGTCAGCCGCTACAACTTGTGCAGGGATTGCTTGGTAAACACCATCAAAGATAGAGATTACGTTAGCAGCAGTAATAGAGCTTAAAGGAGCGCCAGAAATAAAAGTAGAAGCGTTTGCAGCAACAACACCAGAAGCAGCGCCGATTAATTTTACAAGACCATCGAAGCGGTTAAGGTTAACATTAACACTTGAAGTGTCGCCAGTCCATAGCGCAGTTTCTAATTGTGCAGCGATTGTCTTAGCTTTCTTTTCGCTATACTCTTGCTCGAAAGGAATAGAATCATAATAAGACCCTGTTGGTAAAGATTTTTGAAGGTACTTTGACTCTAAATCTTTCGGACATAAAGCTTCGTTTACTTTAATTTTACCAGGAGTTACAGTACGTTGAGTAAAGGTAGTAGAACCAGAAGCATTAAAGCCACAAGAAGCACCATCTTGGAAGATAGCGTCTGTGCTTAAAATATTTATCTTCTCAGAACTCTTAACACCAACCATAATATTTCCAGCGCTCTTAATAAGAGACGCAGTTTTTGCACCCAATACAGATGAAGTTACAAGTAGAGCTTCGTTTTCTTTTGTATAGTTTGCTAATGCAGATACATCAAATCCCATTTTATTTTATTTTTATTTGTTTAATAAAGCGTTTCTAAATTTCTCAATCCTATCGTACTTCATTGAGTGTGTAGTTACGTTAGAACCGAAGTTGTTTTTTGGCTGCGCAATAGGTTCAGCGTTAGGTGTCTTAGTAAGTGCTTCTATTAACTCAGCTACTTGACTAAAGCCATTCTTAACTTTTGCCTCTAATTGTGCTACTTGTGTTTTAAGATTTTCATTTTCAGAAACTAAAGCAGCGATTTCATCTGCCATTTTCTCGTCAATTTTCTTACCCATTTCAGCAGGAGTTTCGTCAGCGATTTCCGCTTCTGCTTCTGGAGTTTCAATAGAAACGATTTTAGAAGTTTCGTCTAATTCAATTTTAGTTCCGTCTGCTAATTGGTGTTCGCCCATTGGTGCAGGACTTCCGTCTGCTAATGTAACTTGACCACCGATAGCAAGTTCGCTAATCATAACCTTTGTACCATCTAAAAGGCTATATTCTGCGAATGTAACAGGTACTTCTTCGATTGGTGCTTCAATAGGTGCAGGAGCATCTACCATTGGCATATCTTCGAATAAAGCCCTAATTTGCATAATTGCATCTTTTGCGTTCATCATTCTTTTTGTTTAAATATTAATAAAAGATTTTGTTTATCATTTAACTCGTTGCAATATTTCCTTTATTGCATTCATAAGTTCTTGTTCTTTGCTTGGCTTTGTCTTGTAGGTAAACAACCCTTCTACACTAAAGCCTTTGAATTTGCCCTCTTTAACATCGTTCCAAACGCCTTCGTTATCTACTTTGAACGAGCCAAACCACGAGCCATCAGGTGCATCTTCAAAACCTTTCATAGGTAAGATGCCACGGCTTTCGTCTGTAATAAAGCTTTCAAACATAGTAACCCCTTCTACTTGTTGGTCAGGCGAGTGCATCAAGTTTACGTTTGATTGGTAACCTCTTTTGAAAAACTTTTGCGCAATCTTAAAAATAGTATCTTTACTAAAGACCACATAATAATCGCCATAAGTAGCATCGCTGCGAAAGATAGGTACATCAGCCAACATAAGAGGTCCAGAAATAATACGCTTATCTTCGCTAACCACTTCAAAGCGTTGTTGGTTTTTAAAGGCATTCCAATTCTTTTGAATAGCAGGTCTATCTACGAGTGCCACATAATCAACCTCGGCATCGTCATTCATATCCTCGCTAATGTCTAATAAATAAATAGGTAAGTCCATATTCGTAAATATTAAGTGTTTTAAATTGTTATCATTTAACCGAACCTTGCTCTTTGCTTGATAGCTGCAATACGTTGCTGATTGTTTGTAACATCGCTTTCTACAACATAGCTTCTCACGGCTTGGTTACCAAGTGCGTTAATAGATTGGCTATCTAAAGTAGTTGTTTGGGCTTGTGGTTGTGGTGGTGCAACGGGAGCAGAAGCATTTAAGCTTGGGGTACTTCCACTACTTCCGCCAGGAACTCCTGGCAATGGTGTACTAATAATCTTCTTTACGCTTAGTAAACCTTGTGCGATTGTGCTACCTGCCGCCACGAAGTTAAAAGGAAATGGTACATCTTTTAAGGCTCTTGTCGCACCCGTATAAGTATTCATTACTGCTTGTGCAATACTAAGTGCCTTACCTGCCGCCGACTCTTTACCTACTATCTCAATGGCAGTATTAATACCCGTGTTAAGTATTGCTAACTTTTGGTCTTGCACCGCTCTTTCTATTGCAATTCTACCCGTTGCGGTTTGTTTATCAAAGGCTTCTAATTCGGCAGCCGTTGCTTTTCTTGCTACCATATCCTTCCTTTCCAATTCTCTTCTTTTATCGTATAAGTCAAATTGGTCTTGGAATGTAGCCTCGCCTAAAGCCTTATTTAATTCATAGTCAGCTTGTGCTAATGCAATACTATCTGCTCTAAACTTAGCTTCTTTATCTAATTTAGCTTGTAATATAGCAGCATCTAAGGTAGTAATTTGATTATTTATTTCTGCTTTCTTTTCAGCAAAAGCAATTTCTGCATCTGCTCTGGCTTGTGTACCTGCTTTAGTATTGTTAATATTATCTTGTAACCTTTTTAATTCTAATGCAGCTTCTTCTTCAGCTATTTGCTTTTTAGTAGTTTGTTTTAATACTTCGTCTTTGATTAAATCAGCATTAATTTTTCTTTGGTCAAGTGCTATTTTGTTTGCACTTGCTGCAAGTGAAGCATCAATAGCAATTTTTTCCTTACTTAATGCTACTGCATTAGCTAATTGTTCCGACCTTAAACCTGCTACCTGTGCTTCTACCGCAGCTACTTCATTTTGTGCTTCAATCAATGCGGCTTGTAATTCTACACTTGATTTGTTTTGTGCAAGTTCGGCAGCAGCCGCAGCTACTCTTGTTTGAGCAAGTTTCTTTTGTGCCTTCTCTTGTTCGTTTAAAACCTCTGCTAATTGATTATTAGCTGCAATTCTTTCGTCTACGCTTCTAAATTCGTCATCTCTAATTTGTCTTAACTGCTCGGCTTGTCTATCATACTTTTCTACAAGACCTGCTAATTGTGCAGCAGCAATCTTTGCACTATTTTGTAAAGCAATAGTCGCCTTTGCTTGTTCGTATACCGCAGCAACATTAATCTTAGATGCCTTTTCTACTACACCGCTTACAACCGCACCTACTGACTTTGCGGCTTCTCCAAAATTGTTGTATATATCCTTACCTGCTTGAACCGCATCTTTACCTGTATCTTTTAAACTATCCTTAGTTTTATTAATATTTTCGGTAAGTTCCTTAATAACCTTTTGGTCTCCGTCTCCTAATGGCGACTTCTCCCAAGCAAGTTGTATTTCATTAATAACTAATTTAAGCCCGTCAAATGCTAACTTTAAAGGAGTAACGGCAAGTGTAAATATGCCAGATAATACTTTTCCAAGTGCAGCAAAACCATTTGTGCTTTTACCTACCTTATCGGTTACATCAATAAAGATGTCTATAAGAGTAGAAATAATAGTAGAAATAGTGTTGAACACCGCAGCTACGCTATCGGCTACCTTTTGGTTCTTACTAAGTGTTTCTTTAAAGAAATTAAATGCACCTGCAATAACACTAACTACCCCTAATGATTTGATAGTATTACCTAAAGTTGAAAACGCACCTTGCCCTTGTTTAGCCGACTTGGTAGCCTCTTGGGTTTTGTCAGTAAGTTTATTTATATTATTTTCCCCGTCTTTAGTATTAACGTTTATTTCGAGGGTCATTTTTTTATTTTCTTCCATTAGTATTCTGTTTCTATTACTTTAAGAAATGATAGTTTAGTAGTATTGTATTCCATTGGGTTAAAGTTTTCGACCTTGTTTAGCCTAAACAGTACCCCGTCTATCCAGATGTACTTACTAAAATCTAAATTAAAAATGTCTACAATATCCAATAAACCAAAGCAAGTTAATAGCTTACTATCCTTGCTTGTAATCTCGGCAAGGTAAGGACTATGGTAAGCATTAAATATATTTGTTGTAGGGTATCTATTAGGACTAAATTGCAGTTCTTTAGGTGCGCCAAAGTTAATGTCATTAGTAGGGTTAATAGGGTCGTCTAAGTGTCCTGCATAACCATAGCTTGTATAAGTAGCCAAGTTAGTAGTTGTGTTCATAATATTCCAACTTGCTACACCCGTAATCTTCTTTGTTTGCATTATACGAATGATGCTATCCATTCTATCTTCTGCACTATTTGTGTTTGACTTCTTGTAAATAGCAGGGAATACTTTGTCTTGTCCTGTTTGTTGAAACAATACAGATGCAGCAAATATAACTTCTAAAGTATCGGTTTCTTTTACAAAGTCAAACTCGGTATCATAAATAAAATCTCCATAACCTTCGGTGTACTTCTTGCGGTAATTTTCCCCATAGAAATCATTATCTTCTTTAAACTTGTAGTTATAGTAACGTGCGTTAATCTCACTCATTGGCTTTATGCTCAATGGCTTTGACCTATCTATTTTGTTAGTCCAATCTTCTGCATTAGCAGACACATTAGGATAGAAGTCCACAAATGGACTAATAACAAGTTCCTTGTCGTTAAACTTATTCTCATAAACGTAAAGGTTAAACATTTTTACAATGCTTAAAAAGAAATCACTTTGGAATATACCTCTTGGGATTGTATCGTTTACCTTTATTGTTTCCCCTAAATTTACTTGCACTTGTGTAGGTGTACTTGTAGTAACACCTATTTCGCCCATTGTTATATCCAGGATAATTCCGTTACCTAATATCTCAACTTGCATTGTGTCAGTATTAGCAAAGGTAACCCCATTAACAATAAAGTTGCAATTCATAAAACTACTTACACTCGCATCGAAATCTTGTCTGCCTATTTCCGTGTTATTCTTTTTAAGTATAACAGAATAGTTTGGTAGTGGTGGATTGTAAAATGTAACGTTACCCCTTAATAAAACATTTATATCCGTTGTAATTGTTACACCGCTTCCATAAGTAAATAATTGTCCTAACCCGTCAAGTGTAAAACTACCTGCGGTAACCATTGTATATTCTACATAAGGACTTAGGTTTGTGTTTATAGTTATTAGCTTGGCTGCTGCGTTAAGGCTCGTATTGTTTAGCGTTGTAATGTTTGTTTGGTTGTGCGGTATTATTAAGCGTTTGAATAAAGCCGTATCAAAAAAAGGGCAATTAAAAGTATAATCTGTTCCTGCAAATATTTTCTCTATATATTCCTTAACGTATAAAGCAGGTCTAAAAGTTGTGTATTGAAAGTCCTTTTTAAGTGTTCCGTATGTTCCCGTGCTTACGTTTCCGTAATCTATAAGTGGATAGTAATAGCCAGAACCACCTGCGTTATCCCAACTCGCACTAATATTTGCTACGCTATAAGTATGATTGTAAGCACTAAAATCTAAATCATCTTGTGGATTAATATTACCTGTTAATCTTTTATTACCTAATGTAGTAATAAACCCACCAAGTTCTCCAAAAACGCTGCACTGGTATTCAATAGTTTCCTTGTCGATAACTATCTCTAATATTCTTAAAGTGCCTTTGAATATTTGCACCTTATCAATAAAGATTTTGCAGTTGGCTTGTTTGCTTACATTAAAGTTATACCCGACGTTTGGTAAGGTATTATCCGTAAAGTTAGCGTTGTTAAGTTCGAATATATAACCAAAAACCAAGTTGTTATTTGCCGTTCCTGGTATGCTTATTGTTTTGCTAAAGGAAGTATTGCGACTACCGAACTCGCTTACGTCATCGATGGCATAAGTAAACTCGGTAGATATATCTTGCAATAAATCAATCTTCCTTTCTTCTATGTATATCTCTGTGCTAATCATTATCTAAATTGGCTTGTTAAGTATTTGCCTACTTCTACTTCAATCTCAAAGTTAAATAGTTTATCTGCACTTTCTAACTTATACTCGTAGTTAGTTGTGGTTATTGTAACAGGGAAATAAGCACCAAGTACTTCCATATATACAATAGGACTCGATACAAGCTGAGCCAACCACGCATAATCTTGTTCGCTAACCCAATCAGAAGTAAGCCTATATTTATCCTTATGCTGAATAGCATAGTTGAAAGTTGTTTCGTTATATCTGTTATATCCATCTATGTTTGTCATTTGTCCACCTACAAGTTGCCAATCGCTTCGCCTATATGATGCTCTTTGATATTCGCTCGACCTTCTATTTACAAGGGCAAACTTCTTTGTATCCCAACCGCCGAGCCTATTTAAGAACTCCAAGTTAAATTGTTGGTATTTAGGATAGCACTTATGTCTTATCTTAATAACCCTTGTTTGTGCGCCACTTCTTTTTAAATAGAAATTATAGCCGTAAGTATCTTCGTTAATAATAGTTCCAGATGCCCAATCGTTTATATGTCCTGCTTGTAGGTTAAACATATTGAATTGACCACTTAAGGTAATGTTACCAGATACAGTATTGGTAACCACATCTCCTTGCCCTAATACTTCTACCCAAGCCGAATAACCGCCCGTTGCTATGCGTAGGAACGTAATGTAAAAGTTATCTCCGTATTCAAGTGTTATTTCGTCTGTGTCTCTTTCCGTCAAGAAGTCATCGGTAAAGTTTTCTAATAGTAAATTATCATAGTAATCAGATAGCACTAAAGGTGTCTCATTCTTTGTCAAGAATACGTCTGCAAACAATGG